GTTCTTATACTATTAGTCAGGTTGCAGGTGGTGTGTTAGATGTAATTACAAAGGCAGTTGAACAGGGAACAAATTTGCAAGGCATAAGCACAGGGTGGAGATACTTAGACAAGTTCATTGGTGGTTATCACAAAGGGAATCTAATTATTGTCGGTGGTCGACCCGGCATGGGTAAAACTGCATTAGGTTTATCACTCTCAGTTGACTGCTGCAAATGGGCAAATGTTTTATTATACACTATTGAAATGAGCAAAGAAGAATTAGCACAGAGATACATCAGTTATTTTGCTCAGATTGAAAACTACAAAATAAGAAACGCATCTATGACATTACAGGACGTAGAACGCATTTCTACACAGATGTATTCACTCGGTAAAGATTTTCACATCATAGACGCTAATAATAGAAAAATAGACCACATTACCGCACAGATAAGATTGCATAAAGTAAAGTTTGGTTTGGATGTCGTTGTACTTGACTATTTACAGCTAATTGAAGGACACGGAAAGACCAGGTACGAAATGGTATCAGATGCAAGTAAAAGACTAAAGCAGTTAGCAAAAGAATTAGGAATAACAATTATTGCTCTTGCTCAGTTGAAGAGAGAAGAATCAGCAAAGACGCAACCAACACTTTCAGACTTAAAAGAAAGCGGTCAGTTAGAACAGGATGCAGACGTTATTCTATTTCCATTTAGACCAAGTTACTACGAGGACACAAGACCTGACATTGAAATGGATGCTGAATTAATTATTGCAAAGAACAGACACGGTCAATGTGGAGTAGTGCCGATGTCATTTGAAGGAAGATACACACGATATAAAGAAATACTATGAAACAATATAAACACGGAGACCGCATTAGAATTTGGTGCGTTGACACAGTAGAACCCGAAGGAGGTTTTTGGTCAGAAGGCACAATTCAAAAAGTAGTAATTGAAAAATTAATCTATGTAGAAGATGGATCAAAAGAAATTGATTTAGAAAGTACAATAGAAAGTTTTGAAGGATATAAAATTGAAAAGATATGAACTACGAATACGAATACATCAAATTAAAAGCAGCACACACTCGTTTAAAAACAACGTACGAAAACAAGCTTGAAAGTGCTAAGAGAGAGATTCAAGAGTTAAGACAAATGATCTTAAAGCCTGAACAGAAAACAAAAAAGGTTGACAAGAACTTTGATGAACTACTCAGAATAGTTTGTCAGGAATCCAATGTTATCCCTAAAGACTTTTTTTCTAGGTCACGTAAACGTGAGTATGTAATTGCAAGAGCAATGTTCTGTTTCTTTGCATACAATGAACTAAATCAGTCTTTAAAGAAAATCGGTCTATATTTAAACCGTGACCACTCAACAGTAATTCACGGCAGAGATATGATAGGAGATTACCTTGACATCAATATGAAGTTTGAAACGGCAATGCACAACAGAATTAAATCAAGACTAAATGCGATTCCTGACGATTACCTTACGGAGGTCACTAGAATATCTCCATATCTGTGTAAATGACGAACAAGAAGTCATCTACTATTGGAGAAAGTACACTAAGTTAGGATGGGAGTTAGTTTCAGTTGACGAATCACTTACAACAAGAGTAGTGTGGAAACAATATTGATAACTTTGCCCAAATTAAAAAGAAATTTGTTAAATCAAAAAGCATCAAATAATATCGGAGCTGACGCAGTCTACCTGGCTGCGTGAGTTCTGCATAAAGATTGCAGGTGAACTTTCATCAGACTTATATCAGGAACTATTTGTAATTTTATGCGAGAAAACAGACGAATGGATAGAAGAAAAGTACAAGAGCGGATATTGGGAAGGTTTTGTCATTCGCATTTGTTTGAATCAGTATTACGGAAAATACACTAACTTCAGTAAAAACTTCATTAGACCAATAGGCTTATATGACACCGAAGGAGTTGAGATAATAGAAGAAAACGATTCGATGTACAAAGAGGCACTATATAGCACTATTGATGACATTGTAAGTTCTAAAGAGTGGTATGAGCAGAAGATTTGGACATTGTACTGTGAAGGAGACAACAAACTTGAAATTAAACCACGATCGGCAAGAAGCATAAGCAGAGCAACCGATATTTCAAGACAGGAAATACTCAGAGTAATTAACACGATTAAAAAAGAAATAAATGAAAGACTTGTTGCAAATTTTGGGGATAGCATCGATGAGCATAATTTGGGTGCGTGAGTTTGGCTACAGATTCAAAAAGCCTTTATCATGTGAGTTGTGTCTATCGTTTTGGGTTAGCCTATTTTGGTTTCATTCAATCGAGGGCATTCCATTGGCATTTTTAGCAGCAGCAAGTGCAACGATTATAAATAAATACTTATGACACCAAAAGAGAAGGCAGAGGAATTAGTTAAGAAAATGTATGCCGCACATTCTAACTCTGCGAGTGATATTACTTTAATGTTTGCTAAAGAGTGTGCCTTAATTGCAGTTGATGAGATGATTGTATTGACAGGTGAAATAGCACATACAGCCGATGAATATTATTTGAACCGTAATGAGTTATTAGAGATTAAACAAGAAATAGAAAAATTATGACACAAGAAGAAATAAACTACATCATTACCCAGATTCAACCACACTTCACTAAATGGAAGCATAGTGGTTTTATGAGGTTAGCACCAGAGGACTCAGTTAAAGTCAGAGATATATATTTTAGAGAGATGGGCAGACCAATGCCTACCTGCTCTAATTGTTTCGTTGAATCACTTTATTCGTTAATTGTAAGAGCAGAAGCACAGCAAGAAATTCAAGCAGCTACTATTGCAGATGATGAGCAAAAACCAAAAAGAAAGAGAAGAACAAATTAAATTTGCTGAATGGTTAGCACATAACGACTATCATCTTTACGACATAGTCAGAGGTGTTAGTTATTGGAGCAATGGCAAAGAAACAAAAACAACAAAACAACTATTAAGGGAATATGAACTCATTCGGCGGAACTTGGAATAATCAGCAGTGCTTTGACTATGAGATGCGAAACGGCATTCATTTAGATAATCCATCGTTTGTAAATATGTATGACGATGTTGTAAATGAAATCACAACTCTGTTAGATATTCGAACACACACAGACTTAGGCGGTGGAGTAGGTGCTTACTGTTTAGCAATGAAGAAGAAAGGCATTAAGACTATTTACTATGACCTAAATGAGCATCACTATGAATACGCACACTCTCGTGACGTTGCCGATGAATATCACATATGTGACTTTACAACTAAAAAGATTAAGGCTGACTTTGTTTCGTGCATAGAAGTAATGGAGCATATCGAAGACGACAAGCTGAAACCGTTTCTTTCTCGTTTAGATTGCAGATACTTTCACTTCAGTTCTACTCCTCACTATTCTAATTTTGACAAAGAATGGGGGCACATAAACATAAAACCAAAATCTCATTGGGTACATCTATTTGAGCAATGCGGATTCACACTTCTGTTAGAAATGGATAAACCTACAAAGTGGTCACTCCTATTTAAGAAATGAAAAAATACGTTAAGACATACTTAGACTTTTTTGGATATGATGAAACCTCATGGATTCCCTGTGAGATGTGCGGGCAAACAGCAGTTGACATAAACCACATAGACGCACGAGGCATGGGAGGAAGTAAACTAAAAGACAACATAGAAAACTTAATGGCAATGTGCAGAAAGTGTCACATGGAATTAGGAGATAAGAAAGAACATAAAGTAATGCTTAAAGTAGTACATCAAGTTAAAATGAACGAAAGAAAATGAAAGCAACTATAGAATTTGAACTACCTGAAGACCAGGAACAATATAACTTCGCTAACAAAGGATTTGACTACTTCTGTGTGCTATGCGAAATAGACGAATTTCTACGTCAAAAAATAAAGTATAGCGAACTTGAAGAAAAGGAATATGCCCTACTTGAAGATACAAGGGAGCAACTAAGGCAGATGCTATTTGATAGAGGGATAAGTCTGTAATTACAAAGTAAGTACAAAGTAATGAAAGAGATTCAAGGAAGAAACGGAGGAACTTTAAAAGTACCCGAAAAAGGAGAGACAAACAATCCCAACGGTAGACCTAAAAAATTCACAACTCTGATGAAAGAAAACGGCTACTCACTTTCTCAGGTAAACGATTCTATTCAGGTCATCATGTCAATGGACGAAAAGCAAATAAAAGACGTGCTTAAAAACGACGAGGCAACCATGCTTGAGAAAACCGTTGCAAAGGCTATCATAAAGAGCTACGAGAAAGGCTCTCTCTATTCTATGGACACACTGCTATCAAGAGTGTACGGCAAACCGAAAGAATCAGTAGAGGCAACGGTAGAAGCAAAAGTAATAAACGTAACACTAAACTTAGATTAATGACAGAAAAGGAAGCAATCATTCTACTAATCTACTACAACGATTGGAGACGAGGCGAAGATATAGATATGCCTAACCCAACGCAGATAGGAATAGCACTTGATACAATTATAAACGAATATTTTAAACGAAATGGGAACAACTTACTTAGGTAGTGCCTGGTCTGATGACTACGGCTTAAACGTCAGCATCAACATTGAGAAACTAAACGACGCAATTAAAAGCGGCAAATTAGAAGTAAACAAATACGGCGATGTACGTTTGCGTGTACAAAAATTGAAGCAACAAAACGAGAAAAGCAAAGCGACACACTCGGTTAGTGTGCCCAAGCCAAAGAATGATTTACCCTTTTAGATGAGAGTAATTTGTCTACTTGACGGAGCGAATGGAGTGTCCTTTCATAGATTGTACACTCCGTATCTTCGTTTACAACAAGACCACGGCATTACCGTAGACGTAAGTCTAAATCATGAAGATTGGGTAAACCTCGATTATCAGCAATACGACTGCGTTATATTCAATCGTTGGTTAGGAAGGTATCAGTACAATATACTTCCGCTACTTGCAAAATACAAAGTGCCTTACATCGTTGACCTTGATGACTATTGGGTACTTCCAAAGTACAACCCAGCGTACAAGTTTTACAGGGCATACATCAAAGATGGCGTTAAGAACGCATTGACCTATGCAGATGGAGTTCAAGTAACTACTCCACAACTTGCAGAGAAAGTAAAGGAGTTTTACAAAGGTGACAACATCACGATTGCTGAAAACTCAGTAGACTTTACACAGCATCAATGGAACGTAAATAAAGACCATACACCGACTATCGGTTGGGTTGGTGGTATAAGTCACGTTGAAGATATAAAGTTGCTTACAAATCAAATAAGACCTATTTGTGAGAAATACGGCTATAGGTTTATAATGGGTGGGCATCACGAAAATAGTAGAATGTGGGCAGAGATGGAGAAAGCCATTACAGGAGAGAGTCAAAAGAACCGACCGACATGGTTTGAAACAAGAGTAGGCACAACACCTGACAAATACGCTGAGATTTACTCTGAGATTGATATTTGTTTAGCACCCTTGACGTCTCAGACATTTAACCGATACAAGTCAGAGTTGAAGATTGTTGAGGCTGCTGCATACAAGCGACCTATTTTAACGAGCAATGTAGAACCATACACCAACCACAAAAGTAACTTAGGCGTTTTCTTTGTGCAAAACAACGATTGGACTACACCGTTAACTCAACTGATTGAAAGTGGCAAGAGTAAAGAAGTCGGAGAGATTAACTACAACTACTGCAACGAGCATCACAACATCCAAGAGATTAATAAAAAAAGAATAGATTTGTTACAGAAAGTGTGTAGACCATAACGTTGACGTCAACGACATGGTATCAATTCGGTGAACATAACAACACGATATGCAAATAAACTACAAGCGACCATTTTTAACCAGTTACCAGAAAGCCATCTTAGACAGCCCTGCACGTTACACAATTACGGCAGCATCGACTAAGACTGGTAAAACTGCATCTCATATTATATGGTTGTTTGAACAGAGTTTAGCATTAAAAGAAAACCAAGCAGTTTGGTGGGTTGCTCCTGTATACCAACAAGCAGAGATAGCATTCAGGCGAATGAAAGCACAGGTGAACTCTCGTGACTTCTTCCAGAGTAACGAATCTAAACTTGTCTTAACTACACCCATTGGCTCACGGATAGAGTTTAAGTCAGCAGAGAAACCCGATAACTTATACGGTGATGACGTCTATGCTGCAGTATTTGACGAGGCATCAAGAGCAAGAGAGGAATCATGGTTTGCATTGCGTTCTACATTGACGGCTACTAAAGGCAAGTGTAAACTAATCGGTAACGTCAAAGGCAAAAAGAATTGGTTTTACAAGTTAGGAGAGAAAGCCAAAGGAGGTGAACCGAACCTTGAATACTTTAAAATCACTGCTTACGATGCAGCGAAAGAGGGCATCTTAGATGTAGAAGAAATAGAACAGGCAAAGCGTGACCTACCTGATTACGTTTTTAAAGAGTTGTACCTTGCTGAACCTGCAGACGACAATTCAAATCCTTTCGGCTACGATAATATAGAAAACTGCATTATTCCTACCCAAACGGGTATAGTTACAGCATATGGCATTGACTTAGCAAAATATACGGATTGGACGGTTATAATTGGACTCAACGAACAAGGTAATGTCTGCCACTTTGAAAGGTTTCAAATGGATTGGTCACAGACTATGACAAAGATTTCTAACTTAATAGGAAACACTCCGACTTATTTAGATTCTACTGGCGTTGGTGATCCAATCGTAGAGCAGTTACAACGTAAGCACCCAAGAGTAGTAGGCTTTAAATTCACATCTCAGAGCAAACAACAACTCATTGAGGGCTTAGTGATGGCAGTACAACAGAGACAAATCGGATTCCCTGACGGGAACATTGCTGATGAAATGCGTAACTTTGAGTTTGAATATTCCCGAACAGGAGTAAAATACACAGCACCACAAGGGCTACACGATGACTGCGTAATGTCGTTAGCTCTTGCGTGGGATTGCAAACAACACAACAAAAAAGGATTATTTTTTTATGCTTAATTGGAACAATATAACAATCAAAAAACTACAAGAGATTAACGAGATAGACAAGAACTGCAATGCTATTGAAAGAACGGCTTGGGTAGTATCTATTTTAACTGAAACGCCCTACGAAGAAGTAGAGCAATGGACACTTG